CCCCTGATTTCAGCCAGTGCCTCATCTGTCGCATCTTGCATCTTCCGTACACGTCGCAACTCCATGTTGATGATGTGGTTCTCAAATTTATCATCGACAGTCTCAAGACCCTCGACCTTGGATATATGCTCGACATACGGATAGTCCTGATCAGATGCCATTACACTGTCTACTGCAATCCTGGACTGGATTTCGTCCCTCTCCGCGAGAAGATCTTCGATACGGTCATTCAGCCTCTTGCGTTCCATCTTCAGTTTTTGATACCGCTCGAATATCGCTCTCTTATCTTGCAATCACTTATCCCCTCAAAACAGACTCCCTACAATCCTTGTCGGTATCGATTCCGGTCGGCCTTGCCATTCCGCAAACATTGCCAATGCATCTGGACAGTCATCATGAAGCACCTTTCCGGCAACCGTATAACTGAGCAGCTGAGTCATGAAAACTCCGTAATCGTCTTTAGGTGAATAGAGACTTGAATCGCGGAAGTATACATGCTGTTTAACCCACGGAGCAAAAACAATGATCTTTGTCTCTTTGTTCTTGGTCGTGTAATTCTCCGTAATATTGCAATAGAATCCCTGATCCTTTAACCGCCTGTTAATCTCGAATGCCACACGGGAACCACCGTTATTGCTCTCTACCCGCAGCGCATGAACGCCATGAGCAATTACCATCTGCACGGAGCGTTCGTACTGAGTCTCGTAATCTGATTCCTCACTACAGATCGTGTCCACCATGTAGTAATCATCGCCGTACTTGTAAAAGACAGGCTGAACGAAATAGTCTGTGCCTTTGTTCTTCGTATCGGCAAGAGAGACAACTGCATCAGGTTGTCCATCCGGCAACGTCAGGTATCTCCGCAGTTCGTCTTCGTGATAAAGCAGACCTTCGCGCTCAATCGGCTGATTCATGTACAGGCAACGGAATGATACATCGTCCATTGACATCTTCATGTCCTCGAAATATTCCTTCGAGAAACCGACACCATAGTCATACTCGAAATTGCTTTCGCCATTCTCATCGAGTGCCGGAGCAGCAATGAATTTTGCGCGGGGATCGTGTTCATGTTCTGTTTGCAAATGCCCTATCGGATCTCCCACCGTCCACCTAGTTGCAATGTGGATTTCTTTGCACTTATCCTTCTTTCTGGTCTTCAAGTCCGTATTGTATGTCTGCCACAACTTATCCATTCGTTCCCTGGATAGTGCTTCTTCAATGCCGGAGCACAAGTCATCCGCATACAGGATCTTTTCGCATCGGGTCGCACCAGTCAGGGATGCATTGATCGCACGGCACGTCAGTGACTTAAATCTCTTTGGACTTCCGACATTGATTGTCTGTTCCTTGGAGTTAGTCCCGCTCCGTTGGTCAAACTTGACTCCAGGAAAGATTTCATGCCATGTGTATTCAAACGAGTCTGACAGAATCTGATTTACTCCGTCAAAAAAACTTCTTGTCAGGATTCCAGAGTGTGCTGATGCCAGATTCGGCATATCAGGCCACCACCCCATGCATCCGGCTAGAAAGAAAATCCCCATTGTACTCTTACCGGTTCCAGGTGGCATCGAGATCGTAAGAAGATCAATATCATCATCCACCAACGCTTGCAAACCGCTTGTAATGCCAAATTTCTCAAATACTCTTTTTCGCGGAGCATAGAAACGCTTGTCAGCATCACGATTCTTTTCAAGATACAGCAGATAACTGTCCACCTGACAATTCTGTGCTTCGAGAAGTATCAGTCTCCAGTAAACCTCTTCGGCATTCGCACTGCCCGTCATTCCGGCAACATAGGATGCCATATCATGTGTGTATCGGCTGATCTTCATGGCATATTCAAGGATCTCAGGATCTGCATACGACAGATTATTCCGCATATCGATCAGCAGCTGCCAAATGTCCAACTGGTTCTGGTATAGTGACATATCATCTGCCATTATTCGCTTGAATAGATCCTTGTACTGCTCAAAATCCATAAAAAAAGCCACCTTCTGCTTTTTGTTCGCAAAGATGGCACTCACATGGCTCTCAGATCAATTTGTAATTTACTTCATACTCCCGTTTGCAGTTACTTCCGCGACACTTAAATATCTGTCCCTGTATCACAGCACCAGGCGTAATCGCGAATGCTTTTTTACCGCAGTACGGACATAAAACCCAGTCATACATCCCGTCCTGTATTATCTCAGCCTGATACATCATTCCATCAGGTGGATTCATAAAATCATCCTTTGTTGTCTTCATTTTCTCTTCTCGATGCGCGGGTAAATCATGTCATATACGCCAACCGCCAGACAGTTATCGCATAAATGTTCATACTTTGTTTTGTTGCCCTGTACAACTCCGTGAAAGATCATATGTCCGTCACAGCAGTCATCACAGATCATGTCGATGCGAATGGCCTTGATTTTTGTTCTCACTTCCCCCATTTCAGATCTCCGCACAAATATCATGCAGTGAAAGTACGTCTGCACCAGTAGACACCGAATCGATAATGCGGTCGAAAATTTTCTGTGCTCGTTTCTCCGATGCACCACGGGCAATCAGGACGCTCATTTCGCCTTTCGATGTCAGGTATGCGACAAGATTGCAGTTATCATCAACAGTTATGCAAGCAACATTGTCGTAGTTGACAGCTACAGTTCCGTTTTCCGTGATAATCGTCATAGCATCTCCCCCGCAACAGCGGTACGTGGATTCGAACCACGACTCCGGCAGTCAAAGTGCCGTTGCCTGACCGTTAGCAGATACCGCTAATTTCTTCTCCAATTCCGTAATCAACTCAGGTTCTGCCCAGTGCAATGCCTTGCGGATCTTCTTCCGTTGTTGGTTTATTTTTGATCCACCGATCAGATAATCAACATGTTCCACAATGCTAGGTCTAAGGTTTGTTGTGGTCTGCTCCGGATGAATAATCGTCACGAAGAATCTGAAGAGCATATCATCGTGCTTGCCCTCTTTGCGAATCTCGCGATAAAGGTCTTTCGGGATAACCCAGTCATAAAACCACATCGCACATTCGTAAGCGATATAGTCAGGAATCCTGATGCAAGGGAAGGAGAACCATAGGTTTTCAACCGGAATCGTCCCAACCATGTTTGTCAGGATTCCGTCAAGTTCAACACAACTGAATCCACAAACAATCCCCTCGTCATTCTTCTCCGTCTTTTCACGGAAGTCACTGCTGATAATCACATCGTCTTGCAGATGCCATGTGCCACTTGTGCCGGAATCATATTGCCACATGGTCTTAAAGCATCTCATGCATGACTCAAGATTCCCAACTCCGTCCTTGTCAAGCCACACTTTGATTTGCTTCTTGGCAATACCCTGTTCCATCATTGACGGGATAAGATAGTCATTCACATACCAAAGACGGTCATTGCAGGCATGTATGACGTATTTCGTGCCGCCCTTGACAGTGATCTTCTTTTTCCGCAGCTTCGCAATATCTGCAAATGGGATGTCCCGATATTTGTTTACACCAGGGAAATTCCCCCACTTTTTCACTCCGGCGTAATGGATGATTTTCGGATTGGCTGTTCTTGGCGTATAGACTGTCGCATTATACTCACTGGGCATATGATGAATCAGTCCGCGACAAAGACGATTAAAGCAGTCTTGCTCTGGAAGCTGAGATTTTACCACATTGAGATCCTGTATGATCATGTCAACCAGTCCGCTATCTCTAAGCACCTTGAGATTATACAGCGCAACTCCGGTATTCATGTACTCGTCAAGACGTTGCGATTCACGCACCGCAGACAAGACCTTGTTTCCCATCGGCAGATCCCAGATATCCGAAATATCCTGTTCGACAATCGTATCGTCATCGAGTGCCAGAATCATATCCAACTCTGGAAAAACTTTTGCCAAGGCTGCACGCATCATCGCCATATAGGTGAATCTGTTTTGGCTATTCACCCCGTCAGGGCTGAAATACGTCTGCCCCGACACGTTGATACACTCAATCTCTTTCGGCAACTCGATAGGGAAATCATCGTCCTCGATCAAAAAATAAATTTTCTCGACATCCGAATGCAGCAGCAATGACTTAGCAGCGGGAACCATATCGGAGTACAGGTTTCGAGTGCCAGTATATACGGCTACTTTCATCTCACTCTCCCAAAAAGTTCGGGGATAGCCATCCGGTTTACAGCTACCCCCGTGTCGCAAATATTAACCCGTTATCATCGGGGTAAAGGGCGCACATGGATTTGAACCATGATTACTCTGCATCTGTATCCGTGCGTCCACCTCAGTCCAGTGTGGAGTGCAGTTTTTTTGTCGCGACCGGATACGCGCCCATGCTGCGGATGAGAAGGCCCTCACCAATATCCGCAGAAAGCACGGCGGGTTTATGACAACCCTTAACAGCTGCCGGCTACAGCTACCGCGCCGAAAGGAGTTATTATGTCATGACTCTATGGGCAAAACCGTCACTATCCACCCACTAAAGCGAGTGGACTTGTAACTCCCCAGTAGTATAAGTGCCTTACGGCTCCTACCTTTAGCTTATCCGATTGCTCAGATAGTGGGGTTACATCGTGGGGCGAATGACAACGCCCCCGACATCTCAGATATACTGAGGTGCCACTATATCAGGTACTTGGCTATCTTTTGCAAGATAGTTTATTCCCATGCGATATAAATTCATTGCTGCGATGCGATCATCGTTCGATGTATAACCACAGGTCTTACAACGAAAGATATGTTTCTTCTTGTTGCGATTGGTCTTTTCCGTGTGCCCACAGACAGGACAAGTCTGACTCGTATAACGAGGATCTACGTTAATCACTGAACTCTCATTAAGAGCAGCCTTGTACTTCAACTTCTTTTCAAGGTCATAAAAAGGCCACGACACTGAAACATATCGGTTTTTTCGACGCACCTTTTCAGTCGCAGATCGAACACCAGACAGGTTTTCCAAGACGAATAACGTATGTTTCGGGTTATTCTTAACGAGTGCCTTCGACACACAATGATTTACATTCTGCATCCAACGGTTTTCTCGTTGCCCAATAGCTTTAAGCCTTCGTCTTGCAGATGGAGTCTTCCGCTGCTGAAGTTCCTTGCGTAAAGCCTTGTACTTAGCACGCTTCTGCTTAATGGCTTTCCCGTTTACGAAATTGGATTTATGCTTACTGTCGTAGGTTGCAACAACAAAGTTAATACCCCTGTCCACACCGACAACATTACATATGGCTGAATCTAATGACTCAAGGACATCTTGTGTAACAGGGATGTGCAAAAAATACTTGCCATGCTTCTTCACAAGTTTTGCAGTGCCAAAATAATAAGTATTATGGTCGAAGTACTTCTCCATGCCATAGGAACAGTATGGCAATTTCACACGACCGCTAAGTGTATTTACAGAGAATAAGTTCTGTGTAAGAGAATAATCTCTGTTCCACACAAGGTCGTATTGTGGTTTTGAAAAATTAGGTTTAATCCATTCATGCTGATTCTCTAAAATGGTTTTATATCTCGCGATAACGGACTTAAAAACAGATTGAGCCATTTGAGATTTCAAACCATAGCGTTCACGAAGATCGTAATACAATGCCTTATTAAGTGAACACTGCTTGAGATCGTGCGTTTGAAAAACGTAGTTTGCTACACAGTTGCACGCACTGCGATAAGTATCCATAGTTGCATCTAATAATTCGCTCTGTTCTGGCGTAACATTCACTTGGATCTTCGCAGTAGTAGTGATTTGCACTAATAACACCTCCTCTTTGCTGTATTTCACTAAACATTATTATATCATACATTTAGTGAATATGCAACAAAAGGAACTTAATCACTGCAACTGTCAGTTAATAGCATCCTTGAGCGTCTTGTTCGGCGTGAACCTGACACGGTTCTTTGCCGGAAGGATCGAAATCGTCCCGTCAACAGGATTCCTTGCCTTGCGCTCGTTTACATGAGTCTTCTCGAAAGTGCCCAACTTGATCAGCTGCACCGGCATATCCTTGACAAGTGACTCCGTAATCACATCAGTGATCGCATCCATCGTCTTACTGGCAACATCTTCGGTTACTCCAACTCTGTCGGCAACCTGTTTCACTAACGCTCGTTTTCGCAAATATACACGTCTTTGCAAAATCTACCTCCATATCAGCACGATATTTAACAGGGACAGCATGATGACAAATACAAAACCAGTGACATGATCCGTCTTGTTTGTACTCTTCATTCCGTAAGCCATCACAGCTATCATTCCGGCATTCAGCACTATCGCTATTGCCCGTATCATCTCAAGCATCCCTTTTTTGTCCCCAGAAAAATTTTTAAATCCGTTAATCGTAAATCAGCATAGCATCATAAAAGGGGATGCCCCCTCTTTAAGACACTGTATTCCATTTTTTGTCTGTGGATTCCTCTACTCAATCAGGACGAAAAGGTTAAAATTCAAAGATAAAGGTGGTAGAGGTGCTGATATGGTTATTATTACCACAGTTTTTCGTAGGAATCTATGGTAATTTTCAGAATGGCACAAGATGTTGTATAAAATTTTACTTTATCGGCTTGCAAGTATCGACATATGCGTGAACAAAACTGGAATCCGATATCCTGTGGCAGTGATTGATAAGTTGCATGGATTTCACATCTCCACTCAGGGGATCTTTGCCCCGTTCCTTGCAGAGATCAATAACATCGTCCATCATCTGTTTGATGTCATGCATATTTCCGTCAAGCAAAATCATTCTCTTTCTGCGCTTATAAACCCACGTCAGGAAGTTCTTGGGATTCGCAGTGTCTGGGGATTCTTCATGACACGACTTACACATCAAAAACAGATTTGACGGATCTTGATCAGCACCGCCCATCGCGTGCGGGACAATATGACATCGATTGAGTTTCTTTCTTGTCCTCGCAAAACCATACAGGTTCCTGGTCTTATCTCCGTCAGCAACAATCTTGTCATAGGTCTTGTACTTCTCCAAACCTTCAACCATACGACCACACGCCCAACAACATGGTTCTGTCGGATACTCAACTACCGGAATGGCATCGTCATGATAACCATGATCATCCAAGATCACTTCACCAGACTCCGTAATACACTTGTCTCTCCAGTAATCAAAGATAACCTCATGGCTTAAATACTTACGTTCGTCAGATATATCAGACATATATACCTCTCCTTTCTCTATATGCTATATAAAGTATAGAACATACGAATAATTGGTATATATATCGGAATTATGATTAATATCCTATATCTTCATTCCGTAAATATAATCATATTGCCGATAAGAGATTTATAACTATATGTTCTATGAAGATTATTGATATATCTATATGGTATATAAATATATATTATATAAATGCTATGTAATGAACATGTATAAATATATTATAAACCTGTATGAGATATTTATATTATTACTGTTAATCCATAAATGATTGTTTGGTTATTATACTAATACTCCAGATAACCCTTTTTTGTGTTCGGGAGTATAAAAGGCGGTAACAGGGCGGCGGGGACCAGGGCGGTTAGACCCCGCTGACCATAGCAAGGCATCTGTTATCTCCGTCAAGCTGACAGCGACCGCGAACAAACAAACATTCTGTCAGAACGAATCAAATACAGTTATGTCGTGAGCGTGTCAGTGTATATCTATTCGTTAAACATAAGTTTTGCGAATAGATTATTGTATAGATTGTATGAAATATTCACGAATACAGAAACAATAACTTAAATTGTCACATGAACAAACACAATTCGATTGCACATACGGATTTTGCCGGAATATCGTGCGCTTTTCATTGTCTGACAATTAATCAAGCATAGGCTTTTCTGGTAATGTCAACGTGTTTTGTTTATGTCTAGCTGCTATGGTTTCGGGGCTATCGACAGTTGGCAACGTGTACGGCTCTGGACTTGCGACAGCTTCTTTCCATCCAAAACCAGCCTTTAACCCGAATATTGCGCCTATTCCGTTTTCTTGTACAGCTTTATCGTATAAACTCGATTCGGAAACTGAATACCATTTTTTCACGACTTCTGAATTATGTTTATTTACCATACTACCATCCTGGTAAACACCTTTTCTAACATAACTTAGATTTTCACTGTCTATTCTTAGCATTGTACTAAAACCCAGGATACTAGGAATAGCATTGTATTTATACACTATTGGCAGATATATTTCAAAGAATATATTGTCAAGTAAATCATAATTTAAAGTATTGCTTTTCTTTGGATTATATAAATATATATCCTTTAAGCCATGTCTATATATATAATCTAACATTCCTCTAAAGATGGATGATTTATATATCATATCTGGATTATCTAAAGAGTTTATATATTCATCACATAGAATCCATATATCATTGATATATATACTTACATTTTCCGAAACTTTAATTTCATTCATGTATTATCATTCCTCTTTTCCTGGAGTTTCATAGTTACGGATCTGGTTCAGACGTGGCAGCTGTTCACGTTCTTTTCATGTGCTCAAAATATCACGGATCTTCACATCACGTCAATATATGCCAGTGTCGCAAATTGGCTGTCTGGCTGTCTATACGGCTTCAAGATTGCACGGAAACAGAAAACCATATGTACAGCCGTCTATGATCAGAAATGCACCAGACAGGCATAAAAAAAGAGCGGTTTCCCGCTCTTCAGTGTTTCCGGCACAACAGGAAAATCAGTGTTTCCAGATCTTCCGAAAGCCTTATATATTGACAGCCTGTTGCCGTCTGCATCTCTTTTCTGATTGTCTGGATCTGCTGCCGGATTTCCTTCTTTGTCATGCTTTTACATTCCTTTCTTTTCCTGGATCTTTGATTGAAAACCCGTGGCACGTGTCGAGCGTGCTTTTCCGTTCTCCGCACGGGTTAAGATTTCTTTACGCTGTTTCCGTTTCCTCTTCTGCTGCTTCAAAAACTCCGCTTTCCTCGTATTCATCCAGGATTTCAGAAATCGCCTGTCCGAGATAGTAGCAACGGATTGTCACATCCCACCATTCTGCGCCATGCTCATAACCGTCTGAGATAGTGGTTTCAATTCCCCATTCATTGGACACTGTTTCGATTTCATCCCAATTATGAGAAAGATTTTCCTCTGCCCGATAGGTGTTAAAGGTGTAGCTACCGGACGCATTTCCTGTAACGCTGTCCTCTGTCCAAAGAGTATCATTAAGATATTCCTCTAAGCCTTCCCTGTTGCCGCTCCATTTCCGGAAATCGATTTCTGTCCTGATGTACTCGTTAACGTCTGCCTTTACTGCTTCAAAATAGTTATACTTCATAGCCTTTTATCCTTTCCGGCCTTTCGCCTTTCCTGATTCTGTTTTCCGCTTGACTCTGCATTTCTCCAGGCTTGTCACTGGCATCGGCTGCATTAAGCGGTAAAACCGCTGTTAAATATCAAGGGGTGTCTCATCTCCAATGAATTCACGGCACTGTTTTAATGTGCCATTGTACATTGACCACCATCCGTTCCCATTGAATGCCATAACCACATAACATCTTTCTTTGCTGAAATTTCTGTATATCCCCATGTCTTTAACGAGCCAGAGATATCTAACGCCTTTCTTTGTTCCTGTCGTTGTCTGTCCTAGTTTAATCATTGTATTTTTTCCTTTCTTTTGATCTGGTGTTTTCTCTTTTCTATGGTTCTATTATATCACTATAAATAGTGATTGTCAAACATTATTTGCACTGTTTATAGTGGAATATTGCACAAAATTCAGCCTTTAAAATATCACTATTTTTAGTTATTTTGCGTATTGAATATCACTAGAAATAGTGTTATCATTTAACCATACAAAGAAGCCGATCTAAGTGAAAAAGTACATTTCGAGAACGTTGTTTCAATGGTTTCGGAATCGGAAAAGTAACAAGACAGGCAGCAGATCCAGGAAACAATAATTTCATATAAAGAAAGGAATAAGAAAACATGGCAGCAAGAAATCCATATGCGAAAACAGCAAAGTTTTTCCAGAAAGTTTCAGATCTGTATATCAGCAGAACCGAAGAGGAAGTTTTTCTTTCTGAAGGACACATAATTGTTAAAATGCACGTGGCAGCATATGACGCATTTTTCCGGCCTGTTTCTGGCCAGTTTGTAAACCTTGAAAATGGGGAAAAAGCAGCAAGACGCGGAAATATGACAATGCCGGAAAAGAGCGAAACCGCTCCAGATCTTGAAAAACTCTTTTCTGGATTTCGGGCAGAAGCTGAAAAACCCGTTTCTGTTTCTCCATTCCTCATGGAGTACAGCAAAGACGGGAAGAAGAAAGAATATCAGCGGATGCTTACGGGCATCGGATATTATGTTTCAATCCAGGAAACTTTTTACACAATCGCGGAAGAAATCGGTTTTCGATCCTTTACGAATAAAGGAAATTCAATTTCAGGCGTTTTCGCGGAATCCGGCAATAATGGAATTGTGATTCTGCCAATTAAAGCAGATCAACAGAAAATAGACAGCTTTGTAAATGTTACGAAATGAAAAAAGCAGCTGCCGCACGTGGCGTGGTTTCTCTGGTTCGATTCCAGACGGCAGTTTTTGAAACAGTACACCAGACACAAAAAAGAAAGGATTTCAAACAATGAGATATAGCAATTATTACGGATGTGAAAACGTGGCTTTCATTTATTTTAATGAATGGGCAGATCCAAAAATCGAGTACAAAGGATTTCAGTGGTCTTCCTGGATGATTGAGGACGCTCTTCATGATGAATTCATGGAAACCGGCACACCTTATACAGACGATGCTTTTGCAGAATATGTCCGTTTTCGCGTAGAGGAATATCTGAAAGACTGCCTTTATGGAATGGGCACAATGGATATTGAATTTATCAAAGATAACGCTCCTGGATGGTTCGAATATCTCCGCGATGATATCGCGTATGGAGATGATGAAAACGGAGAATGGCACGGATGGAGACGTGTGTCAGATTCTGAAGTATTAGAGCATTTTGCCGGAATCGCTTTTGTAGTTGAAGATTTCGAATGCCTGTCCGCTTAACCATCCCGCCCCCGTCACACTGAAAGGCAGTTGCCGTGGTTCGATCCCACGGGTGACGGTTTGAAGCTGAAAACAAAAGAAGTCCCACCCTATCAAAAAGGAGAAAGCAATGCAGATTATGACAGGAACAAGAAGAGAAACTACAATTTTCCTGTGGGAGGAGCAGATCGAAAAGCAGCTGAAAAGGCTTAATGATTCTATGGAGTGCTTCCGGATATTTCATGAAGTAGATGATCTGACGCGTATGCTTGAAGACATTGAAAAATTGGCACACAATGTCGAGCACTGCCGGAAGAGCATTGAATATATGGATCATTACGGCATCCAGTAAGAAATGAGTCCCACCCCATTCTGGCAGCGAAAAACATGACGGTTCGAGTCCGTCAGCCAGATTTCCAGAAAACATAAATGAGTCCTACCCTATTGAAAGGAGAAAACAAAATGACTACTGAAGAATTCGCGATGGAGTTTGTTCTTTTCGCAGATGATTTAAACGTAATCAAACTGGATGATGATGAAATCGCAAGGGAGACGGCATCCGTCATTGAAAAGGTGGAAGACCTGAATTTTGCAGATTTTTATGAATACCTCGACGGAGAAATCGAGGAATACGGGGAAGACGATTTCAGATCCTATCCGACAAGAGCGGAACAGGCACTGAAGTTCAGGAGTTGGTTAGAAAGATACGAAGCTGACCGCACATAAGTCCCACCCCGTCAAGACTGGGCAAAGCCGGAAACGATCTGGTGCAGCGAGTCCCATACGGTCACGGTTCGATTCCGTGATTGACGGCTACAGAAACTGGAGTCCCACCCCATGTGAAAGGAGAAATGTCATGAAAAATGAAAACAAGTACAAGATAGAGAAGGTGTTGCACGAACTCATAAGAGACAATCCTGACATCCGCAAGATGGCAGAGGCATATGACCGTGGTCTGTTGGACACGGATGGGGCGCTTGGACATATCTCATGTCTCATTTTAACCGAAAAGAACAGAAAAAGACAAAAATCTAATCGCTGACACTGGAAATAAACCCAATACAGAAGGAGCCCCACCCCATACAAAAGGAGAATATACCATGAAGAAAAACATCTACATTGTAGCATCAAGAACAGCCGTCACTGTTATTTGCAAGGCATCCGGCAAGAAAGATGCCGTCAGAATCGCCACTAGAAAATGGCGGGAACAGGGTTACGGTTTTGATCAGGATTTCGAAGCATATCTGGCAGACGAATATTTTACTGAAGAAGACGGCAGCGATGCGCTTATCTTCCCTGATTGAGTCCCACTCCGTTATGGCTGAGGGGCAGCTGCACAAGGTTCGAGTCCTTGCATGACGGTTACCGAAAAACAAGTCCCACCCCATCACAAGAAAGGAACAAGAACATGAATAAAGTAGAAAGAATTAAGATGGTAAAAGCAATGGAATATATCGCCAGAAACCTTAACAATGAGCACATCTTTTACCGTTGGCTCATGACTGGAGTAGCAGACGGTGATATTGCATACGGGGATCTGTCAGACGATCCTGGCGAAGCTGAATTCTATACGGAAGACGAGAACTTTTCCGATCTGATGTATGTATTCTTGTCAATCATGGCCAGAGCGCAGCAGTCCGGCGGTCTGTATTGCGATAATATCGCAAGTAAATGAAAGGAGTCCCACCCTATGACCAGAAAAATTATTGATATGGATATTCCTGGAGTCCCATACAGATTTACAGTAACACGAGATGGCAAGAGACAAAGCAATCCCTACGCAGTCTATCTGCACTACTTCACCTATAACGAGTCTGATACTCCGGCACTGAAGAAACATAAGAAACTGAAGGTGAGATATGGAGATCTGGCAAGCTGCACGGCATATCTGCACCAGATGGCACTGAAGTTCAATCAGGAATGAAATACGAGTCCCGCCGCCTCAAACACACTAAATATAGTTGAAATATTTTGCGGTTTGGTGTAGAATATAATAAACTAATAATAGTGATTGGAGAAAGATAATGTTAGTGTATAAGATTGATGTGATCAAAGAACTGAATAAACGTAACATTCGGGTGATTGATGTCCGAAAGAATGGGATTTTAGGTGAGTCCCAAATGACGAAAATCAGAAAAGGCATTATGGTTGGTCTGAACGTTTTGGAAGTGCTCTGCAAAATTCTGGATATGCAGCCTGGTGAGATTATGGAGTACATTCCTGATGATAGGTATGCTGCATTGTGGAACAGTGGCTACTTTGATAATTCCGAAATCAAAATGCCGGAACCGAAAAATACAAGGAACTGAGAAACTACGAACTTGACTTTATCGAAAGGAATTAAACATGAGAAATCATAACGATTATGTTCTTGCTCATGCTGACGATATGTCAGTCATCTACCCGCTGTCGGATGACAGCTTCATGTCCCACACGGCAGCTGAAGAAGCTGCCAAGGCCGTCAACCGTGTGTCCGGCGGCCGTGCCGTCAAGGCGGTCAAGTACCGCACTGCTCTGCGGAGAGGATGGACATCCGTCCTCTAATCGCGAATAAATTCCCACTCCATAACCGGAATGGGGGAATTTTATGTGTATGTATTTATCTGGAGTCCTACCCCACAATGGAATTCGTTGAAAGAATCGACCTGATTTCGCACGAAAGGATGCCCACCCTATAAAGTGTACCCTGACGGCATAAAAATCGATTCTAGGATTTTTCAGCATATAACAAACGTATGCGGACGGATAAACCTGATGCCATGTCACCTATGGCGATGCCGACCCCGTCTCGATAATTTGAAATCTGACGGATATGCAGCACGGTCATCGATGTAGATATCGGCAAAAATTTTCCGGCCGTCATGTCCGTATCTTGCAATCGATTCGGGTAAGTTCCGGTTGACGGCATCAAATTCGAGTCCCATACCCTTGCACCAGTTAACAGCTTCTACCAAAAAGACATCTGTCCGGCACGTCCAGAGAATGACTTTATCTCCGTTGCGTCTGGATTCGATCAGGTAATCGATGAGATCCTGATTTGGCTGTCCGATATACGGATAAGAGCCTTTGTGAATCGATCCGTCAAAATCACAGGCAATTATTCTCATCAACGCCGTTTTCCTTTCTGATATATTGTTCTTCGCCAAAATATATGGTATAATAATATTGGTGAAGAAAGTAGGTGTTTATATATGGAACAGACAATTACAGCAAAACTTCAGATTTTAGTTAATCCTTCTGATAAACAGATTTTCTGTGATACTATGAAGGCTTATTCTGATGCTTGTAATTACGTGTCTGAGTATATATATAAAACCCATAATCTTAGTCGTTACAGTGTACAGGAAGATACTTACTATCAAGTACGAGAGATTTATGGCCTCCGTTCTCAGATGGCTGTTTCCTGTGTGCGTACAGTTATTGCAAAATATAAAACCATTCTTGAAAACCAAAAGGAATGGATTAAACCTGTATTCAGATCCCCTCAGTTAGACCTTGTATGGAACAGAGATTATTCGCTCAATACTAAAAGTGATGTATTCTCTGTCAATACATTAAACGGTCGCATTAAAACGATTTTCTGTAAAAATGGTTTTGAACAGTATTTTGCTGATAACTGTAAGTTTGGCACGGCTAAACTTGTTAATAAGCATGGCAAGTTCTTCTTACATATACCTGTAACATATGAAATTTCTGAGCTTAATAAGTCAGAGGTTTCCAATGTTGTTGGTATAGACCGTGGAATCAGATTTCTTGCTACGACATATGACAGCAAAGGTAAATCTGTATTCTATGACGGGAATATCGTTAAGCAAAAACGTGCCCATTATAAGGCTTTGCGTAAGCAGTTACAGCAGGTCGGTACTCCATCGTCCCGTAGACGAATCAAGGCTATCGGTCAGCGAGAAAACCGTTGGATGCAGGATGTAGACCATTGCATCTCTAAGGCACTCGTTGAAAATAATCCCAATGGTACTTTGTTTGTCATTGAAGATTTAAGTGGTATCCGTTCTGCTACTGAAAGAGTTAAGGTTAAAGACCGTTATGTTTCCGTATCATGGTCTTACTATGATTTAGAACAGAAACTATCTTACAAAGCCTTAAAGCATCATCAGCTTGTAGAAAAGGTTAATCCTGCTTATACAAGCCAAACTTGTCCTAAATGTGGTCATACAGAAAAGACTAACCGCAATAAGAAAATGCATCTTTTCTGTTGTAAAAACTGTGGTTATAAATCTAACGATGACCGCATTGGAGCTATGAATCTGCATCGTATGGGAATAGAATTATTAGTACCTGATGCAGTTGCTACGGAGTAAATCTCTGTGGTACAGGTACGTGTCAACGTGCCTACGATGTAACGCCACTTTTAGCAGCGATGCTAAACGACTAAACGTGGGAGAATTTATCCGCTATACCACAGGGCAGTTACAAGCTCCTACCTCAAAGCGATAGCTTAGGTCGGGGTAGTTGACGACTCCCACTCCCTTTTTTGGTCATCCATAGACTGTTCGCGTTTCTCGTTCTTGTGTTTTCTGTTTCCCTGACAGTACGGACACGATCCATGATTCCGGCATGACTTGTCTACAGATTTCGCACCGTGATACTGCTTACGTTTCTCTTTTCCGTGTTCAATCGATTTGTCCAGAGACATTTTGAGTCCCACCCCCTTGAATCACTGTCTGCGATGTCCTTCCCATTCGTCACACCAGTCATCATCGTCAGTCCAGATGCCCAGATGATCTGAATCTGGGTTATGGCATATTCGATAGATCGGCACATCCTGGCAGAAATGCCATTTGCAGCTTTCACAGGTAAACGTCTTTTCATTTTCCATTATTTGAGTCCCACCGCCTTTCCAGTAATGACTAGCACAGAAATTACACCACAAAGTTATAAGAATGTTATAAATCTATAATTAGTTGACTAGACTATAGAACTTATATAATCCATAAAGATAAAAAAGATATATCGTTAATCTTTCCGAAGGAAAGTTAACAAATATTTTCGTAAGAAAATATTAAAGTATATATCTTAGTATGTTTATCTTTACTATTCTTATATATTTACGGCACAGGTTTTGTGCTAGTCCCCGACTGGTATGATTCTTGTGCTGTTCATTGTTATGACTAGTGTAGATTCTGTGCCATTCCCTATGATTGTTAACGGAATTATCGTAGTATTCTATACACGGTTGGCTGTTTTATGCCACTCTTGCCTGTTGAACTGAATTTCCATCCACCACGGCTTATCTCGACAAGATCCGTCTGTTTTAACTCTGCCTTGGCAGCTTTCAGTGTGTTGATTGAGAATCCGGTGATTTCACATAATTCCTCGTTGGTACATAAAAACCAGTCCTTATCCGTACCAAAGCATCGTCTCTGTTCCATCTCATTCAAACAGACAAATAGCCACCGTGCATTACGGGATAATTCTTTGTGATCGTCATCAAATATTGCTCTGCTTAATTCCATGTAGAATGAATTTCCGTATTTCATGTTTCAGTCCCTTTCTTGACAAGGACAGAAAAGGACTGTATAGTCTGGGTATAGGATTTTTCATGGTGGTTCACTCCTATTGGGTTGTATAGTTGCAGCTATACAGCCTTTTTTATGTCTATGCCATCGATAACAGTGTCGTAATATAAAATGTGGATAACTACAACATCTATTATACATGGTGTACAAAAAAGTGTACACCCTTACCAATTACTGGCAGAGGTGTTGAGATTATTTGCCCTTCCACTCTTCACATATTAATCCGTAATCCGTCCATTCCTTGTGGTATTCACTATCTCCACAGGTGCAGATCCACTGATGCGTAACGGGATCGTATTCGTTATATTTGCAAGTCCCACAGCATTCTTTACTCATTGTCTTCCATCCTCACCACGGCAGCTACGATGAATCCAAAGTTACCGCCGACAAACAAACCGATCAGAAATGCTACAATTGTATTCAATATTCTTCCTCTTCCTCATCATCTGAAAACATCTGGTTTATCTCTATCTTATCAGCGTTATCCATGAGCCATTCAAGCATCTCGGCACAATCGTGCATACCGCCACGATAACCGTCCCTACTGCCTATAGCGTACCCCATCAAAAGAACCAGGCACGCGAATATCATATACAAGATTGTTAACGGCCACTCCACTATTTCTCTCCCCTCTTTTTATGTTCTGCTTTCCATCTGCGTCTTTTTTCAGAAATCATTTCATGTCCGGCTTCTTCATTGATAAACTCTTCTACAGAGTAGTAGATCTCTCCGCAGCTTTGGCAGACACGTTGTCTTGCGATCCGGTCACCGAAGTCAGACGTGTTGAATATACGGAATTTAGTCCCACCGCACTTCTTACATTTCACGTTTCTTCCGTCCTTTCTTCTTTTGCCGTTCGTTACACATCCATTTGCCCCTGTTCGTTCCGATAAATTTCTCTGACGTATAGAAGACCGCACCACATTTAGGACACTTGCGTTTGCGGATATATTCTGTCCCGTAGTGATTTGTATCGAAACATAACAACTTATGCCCACATTCCTTACATACCATCTACTGATCAGCCACCTCACCAAGATAGTCCAGTTCGTATTTACGGAGATCTTCTTCCGACAGTTTTTTGGAGTACAACAGAATACTATAATAGGGTTTCCCGTCAGATTCACGGACTCCATGTAAATGTTCCATCGGTTGGCATCCAAGTGAAAAGCCGCGCAGCCTCATGCCGTATTTATACATTTGTCAGTTCCTCATTCATTAAACAATCACAGTTCGGACACGATACCCACTGTCCATCAGATATATCTGCTCCATAGGTTCCATGCTCGATACCGTATACGTGTATACCCTTGCCACATTCAGAACATTGCCAGACTTCATCCCCACCTGGAGTGACGTAGCTTCCTTCTGCTTTAATCCATCTGCCTGTCTCTCGTTCTGGTTCATTCAGCAATGCGATGATTTTTTCACAATTTCTTGCGTCTACAACATCCATCAATCCATGAACGTTATATGCAAGTTTCCGAAGCAAATTGATTGTGATTATGCAGCTTGCTCGTTCACTTTTTGTCATTAGCCTCACCTTCTTTTCTCAGATCTTCATATATCTCTGCCGAATGCAACCACGGTCGTTCCGATCTCTTGCTGCCCCATTCGCCAAACATAACGTAATGACTTTCCAATCGTTCTTCATAGTATTCGTTTTTAATCATGATCATCAAGATTCCGGTCGTGCAGTCATAATGATCTACCTGACACATCAGATACATCCATGTACGTTCTGTGTCTCGCCGTGCTTCTTCTACCATGCCTTTGAATATTGGCATATTCTGGTCATACGCATTGTGTTCAAAAATCCAGACTTCTTGATAGTATTTGGTGCAGTCAAGCATTTCGTATAGAGTCATTCCGGCTCACCTCTCATATCCGCACCACAGTTTGGGCAGAATTTGAAATTTTTCCATTTCTGCATAGTGTTGGAAAAATCGAGTCTGAATACCTTTTTGCTACATCTTGAGCAATAGACTCCTTCGTTTGCACATTCATCCAAAAAAAACCACTCCCCTGTCTTCCGTTCTGGCTCGATAGCAGGGAATTCTGTCGGTTTTTTCGTTTGGTATTCCATTGTATTCTTGTCTGTTTGGATAATTCTATTTAAATACCATCCTTCTCTTTCAAGCTCGACAGCATCTATTAAGTGCATTATTCACCCCCGTTGTAACTCCCGCAATACGGACAGTAGTTAAAACTTTCAATGCTCATCAATATTTCCATGTCTAAGTCAACAATCTACGTCCACCTCTCATATCCGCTCCACAGTGCGGACAGAATTCAAACCAATTCTTAATATGTTGCCACGGTTCCGTAGTATCCCATCCGCAACATGAGCATACTGCCGTTTCATATAGATCATCTGAGCATATCCACTTCCCATTCTTCCGCTTAACAAAATAAACTTCCTTGCCGCGCTTAGTGTGGAAATAGATTTCGTCGGTATTGTCAAAGTCAACATCCGTTATGGCATCCCACTGTTCTTCAGTGATCGGGCTATTTAGTGTTAATGTCATTTCATCCACCCTGTTCACCTCTCAGCCATCCGTAATGTTCAGCCACTATATCGAACTGCCTGTGGTGATACCATCCGTCATCCCCATCAAGATTAAGACCGTTCTCCAAAACCTTACACCATGCATTGACAACCATTGCCATTAGTTCTGACGAGATTCCCCGCATACCTTCTGCTTTTTCTTTTCCGAACTCCACATCACTTTTAAGTTGTTTCAGTATGTTCTCCTCTGTCCATTCAATAGGTGTGTGGGTTGCCCCTTCTTTAATCTTAAAACCATATTTTCCCCATTCCTCAGATGGTAGAAAGTCCAAAAATCTTTTTGTCCATCTTCTATCCAGAAAAGTGTCTTGCTCAAATTCTTCATAATGATCAATAACGTACTTCAATGTTTTCATTCCTGTTCTCCTTCATATGGATCTGGCAACTCCATCCATGCCTTAACTTCTGGATTTCGAGCACTGTTTATCCACCCACTGACTTCAAATATTTTGCAGAATTCACAAAACCATGTTTTTGATCCACCAGACACTAAATACAAACCCGGCTCTTTTGGCAACATATCACTACACGGAATCCACTTCTGTTCTGGCTGTGCAGGTGGCATTTCTTTCAACACTTTCTTCGCATCATTCATTTTGTCGGCATCTGGATAGAGCACGGTACATACCGCATTAATTGCACCTTTTCTGTTGATCAAATCATTCATCTTCCCGCCTTTCTGCAAAACTGCAAAAGCTATCTGCCGACCACCTATCTCCGTCCAAATCGCATGTATATCTCTGTTCTTGCGGAATGCGATTATCTGCGTAATAATAATGCTTGCAGTCACGGCAATGTATGATTTCTGGCTGTGCATCTTTTCTCCCTTGTTCATACGCTTTCATTAACAAATCCGCATAAAAGTCAAACGCATAATTATATATTCCAGTCTATAACTCCGCAAGAATTTAACCCGTTCAAATAATCAGCTGACTCCGACTTTATCTTTTCTATTTCTGACGCTGTTTCAGCTATCCCCCAACCCATCGGTTCTCCTTTCCGATAAACATCTGCAACAAGCAGAAATCTCGTCACTTTTACCCAGCTTTTTCATGACTTCTCTGCTGATTAAGTCCTGTCTTTCTTCCATAACTCCACCATTGCCCTTATCCCAACTTTTGCAAGCTGTGCAAAATCATTGTCGCAGTTATCGAGCCATTCAAGATGTTTATCAATCCACTCCAGAGAAATCGCTTCTGGTTGTGCGGATGAAGGATGACTTTCGCATTTAGTATTTGTGCAATCAGTATTACAATGAGTTTCACAAGACCGTTTAACTCCCAAATAACCAAGTATAATATCTCTTTCGTTAAGACAAGTATTCATATAAGCAAACTTCTCAGATAAATCACTCGCTATTTCATTGAGTTTCTCATCATATGATTCTGACTGTGCGTCTGCAATTACATTCGGGTCAATATTCCACTTTTCGTATTCACCATCCATTCCAATATAGCAATTACGATCATCATCAATGTCAATCAGTCTGCTCATCGGTTCTCCTTTTCCGCCATTGTCTTGCCTGCATAATATCTCGTTCTAATTCCATTTTTGTGCGATAGGCTTGGCTCTTTGTCAGTGTTATCGACTTATTAAGAATCGCTCCATCATGCATTTCGTACAGACCGCATCTATGACACCTGCATAACCAGTTTCGTTTATCTGTTATAATGTCACCAACGATACTTTCGTCTGGGTCAATGTCGTGACCTTTGAACATGCATATAATTGCTTTAATGATCATCGGTTCTCCTTACTGCATAGTTGCAAAACCCGTCATCGAATACGTCAATCCCTTCTTCGTGCCACAAGAAACATCTGCTCTTGTCTCTGTACCAAAACTCTGAGTGTTTGCAATCCTTACACCGTATGATTTCTGATTGTACGGGCGGCAGATTTTCAATCGCACTGACAGCATCGTCTGGATCAATCATAGAAATTGTTTCGGCATCGACAGGTTGAAACTCTCCGTTATCAGTCATTACCCATCTGGGCAGTGACATGAGAGCATCTATGGCATCTTTTCTGGAAACTAAATCTCCGTCATGTGCTTTCTCTGTCGGGATCTCGTCGATCCATTCTTTAATCCGCTGATACAGGTTTGGATAACCCTGACTGATGTCCGTCTGCTCAAGAAGTGCAATGATTCTATTTGTTACTTCCCGTCTCTTATCATTCCCCATCGTCTGCACTCTCTCTTATCTCGATCTCCGGCACAGGTTCATGTCCCATCTGCATGGGGGAATTCCATCTGCTATCTCCAAGTGCCGACCGCATAGCGTCCCATAGCGTTTCAAGTTCAAGCAGCTCATCTGTTTTGTGATCCAGGTATCCATACGGTTCAAACGCGATTTGGTAAACGGATTTCATAACCGCCCTGACGTGATCACGGCGCATGATATAAGAATCGAAAATTTTCTTATGATTCGGATTATCAGGATTCATATCGGAATTTATCATCGCAATCGAGTCTGCAAACATCCATTCCTGACCCATGTATAATCGCATTATGGTTTCCAAATAAACTTTTGTTATTCGCAGCTGCTTTTCAGTTAACGTGATATTATATGTCTTTGCCATTTCTATACCCATTTATTTCCCAAAGTAAGCGTTAAACAAATCTTTTAACTCTTCGATCCAGTTTTTAGGAATCGACATATTGGCATCAGTATACCGTTCAATTGCATCAAGTATATCCTTTGCCCGTTTTGAATCGCGAACCCATCTCGGCTCTAAACCAAGCGGAGGTTTTTTAAATTCGCTCACTTTATTACACCTCTCTTATACGTTTCCTTTAAATCATGAACTCAATGACAGCTTTGATATAGAAGAATGCTCCAAGCAATACCCAACTGCCAATGAATACGTATCCAATAAACTTCGTTGTCTTTGTCATAGTTTGTGTCCTTTTGGTTACGCCCCGATTTGGGGCAAAACTACATTATTGTCGGATTCCCGTCTGGGTACATACTGGCATCACCGTCCTCCGCTGATTCATGAAGAATCACCTCATAGAAATCATCGTACACGTTAAGGGTTCTCTCAACAACTAAGTATATTTTGCCATTACGTTTGACCTTATCCGCTCTATGTAAATCGACATTCGGATACGTGAATAAGATGTCGCCCTGTCTGTTTAAAAATACTGTCAGCATTGCTATTCCTCCAAAAGTGTCCTTTTAGTTCAAATCTACCTCAATATATACACTCGTTTGAGGATATTGAGGATCGCCGTGACTCACTTCGATTTCGACATCACACAAATCGCAATTAAATTTCTCAGCAATGATCTCTTTAATGTCGTTCTCATCGAGAGTGATTACTTTATGTTCTGTCATAGTCGTGTCCTTTCTTGTCCTCTCTGGTTTTTATTAAATACTCAAGAACGGCTATACAATATGAGCCACGCCCCCTAAATGGTCATTCATTACATTTACAAGTCTTGCAGTTTTCAATGGCTTTAATTGTCATTTCTTTTAGTTCGTCCATGCTTCACCTTCTAACTTATTACGTCCTTTACAATCCTGTACATGATTACACCGCCTACTCCATTTCCGATAATATTCATGATTAGATACGGAACCACCTTTCGTGCCGGAAAATTCGTCAGACAGAAATAAAATGTATTTGCGATGCTGTGTTCGAATCCGGCCAGTATAAATACCATGACGGAGAGTATCAGAAGACATACACGTTCTACTGTCTTTTCAAATTCCGTAGTAGCAAAGTAGATACAGATATTACAGAGCATCCCCAGAGGAATCACTCTCCATCCTTCATGTAATTTGGATTCACAAATCTTCTGTGCTGCTATCATTAAGTCTGGTTTGACAAACCGTATCAGGATAGACATGACATAGATGCTCGCCAGATTTCCGTACAAAATCATCAGGATGCCGGTGAAATTCTTCTTGTCCAGAGAACAGACGGCTCCAGTGTACAGTTTGTATCCGAATACACATATGGACAGGAGTCCGATAGAAAACAGGAACGCACCTAAAGGCCCACCCCCTACCGACAAGCTGACAATGCATCCAATAGATATGGAGACACCACCAAGGATGCCCCCAATATAATTCTTAATCATTTGAAAACTCCGTATATTCTTTGTATCGTCCGCATGGTTCAAACTCCCGACAACTGCCATTCAAGTATGAACACATCGGCTCCAGAAGACCGCTAAACTCAGGATTTGTCTTCAGTACCTCATCACACATCAGTTGTACTGCCTGTCTCGTTTCCGGCGCAGCTTTTGTGCAGAGACGTTTTCTGGCGATGGTCATCAGTTCCTGTGCGTTCATTGCCCAGATCATTGTTACTGGAGCGTCCTGTCTGGCACTGTTCCGGTCATAACGATCCTGACGGTCGTTTCTCTGAGTGCTTACATAGGGAGTGCTAAAAACATGACGGCATAGATGTACAGATACCCAGTACGGAAGATCTTCAAATCTGAAATAGAACCACAATGCCCGAATCGGGGAATGCTCTGACCGCAGTAACTTCCGTTTCCATTCCATTGACGGGACTTTGTCTGATTCCTTCGACACAGTCACAAGAGCACATTGCTTTGCCAGTAACCAGTCATTATCATCTGGATGTTTGATCAATGTCACTTTCATCTACCTTCTCCACCATCATTTCATCTAGCTTGAATTCTTTGAGCATCTTCCCATATTTCCACATTGCATCAGCGTCTTTGCGTTTCACGAACGACACATTAGACAGCATCTGGATTATCAGTCCTTGATTATGTATAAGCAATTCAAATAAATCCTGATTCATCGCAAACCCATTAAAACTCAAAGAACCGTGAAGTACAGAAATGCACGCCCTGGGCCGTGTCTTCAAAAACATCCTTTGCGATTTCCTGATACAGTGTTGACTTAATCTGGTTCGCGTCACTGATATCATCATTCGGATACTGCACCACTCTCGGATCAAACATTACATACTGGAATGTCCCAAATAGCGTGACGCTTTCTTTCGATCCTGTGAATGCATCATTGCCCTTAAATGCTTTTTCAAATGTGTCCAGGATGCTCCAATCATCTGGAGTATTTGCCGGAATGACCATGATATTGACAGTGACATTTCCGTAAGTCTTTTCCTTCGGCAAGATACGTTCCAGTGCTTCTGCCTTATCGCTGTTATTGACACGGAGCATGATGACCTTTACATCTCCATCGATAGATAATTCGATTTCGACTTCTGGATCACGTGCAAACAGTATTTCGATTTCCTTCTTGAGATTCACCCACGGGGATACCAGAGTTAATCTTTCTTCCATTCTTTTCACCTCATTCTGCACAAACATATAGTTCCACATACTTATATCGTCTTCTTTGTTTATGGGTTCGTAGCTTTTAAAATCGTTAAATATAAGGCTTCGATTCATCTATCATCCTTCTTTTATATGTTTAAGCTTTTAACGTAATCTCGTTGTTCATCGGTTACGATGAATTCTTTATCGATCATCTCACATCTCCTTTATTGTGAATGTCCGTTTTGTAATTGCTCTCGGTTGCTCACCCGGAGAAAAAATCTTTCCAAAGTTCTCTATTTCAACATCTGTTATCCAACAATCAATTGCTTCCCCACGAAATGTGATAGTACCCAAAATGCTTTCAGTAAATTCACCATTAAAACGTGGTGAATTATCCGTTCCGCAGCATTCACAAATGAGGCTTCTTGGAAGGTCTGTTGCACCGCAGTATTTGCATTTGTTTAACATTTAGACTCCTTTCACGATTTGTCAAAAAATCTTTTATTTGTGAATTTTCTGTGAGTCATGCAAACGTCTCCTCTCTGTGTTTGCAATACATCTGCGGAGTAATTTCGACCATCTCTCCGTCCTGTTCCATGAAGTATTTGTCCACCTCTTCGCGCTCACCGTCAGGCTTAATCATGTAAAACATTGCAAAGTGGTCATATTCACCAACCGCTCCAGGCTTCTTGTACACGAAATCATCGCAATAGACTTTGTACGGCCTGTCATTCGGCATGTACGGCATCGTGATAGGATACCTAGAGTAAACATAGTCACTGACATGCTTGCTGTGCCACATCGTATTGCTATTCAAGTCCACATAGACGGCATAATCGTTATCACGGTACGAATCGTTTCCATCCTTATCTGTATGTTTAAATAGCGATGACATTCGCTTGCACTGGTATACACGTTCGCTCCATGAAATAGCATTCCATATATCCGGCGTATCCTCAATCGGTGTAAGCGGCTTGTTGTCAATTAATCTATTAAGGATCTGTTTCGTAAATCCTATACTCATTCCGCTATGACCGTCTTCGCACAGGCTTTCATATGCCTTGAGCGCTGAATCATAGCAAGCGCAGCCGTAGTCCCATCCATCTTCATTTCCTGACGCTTCACGTTCTCTTTTCTTGGCAATCTCGATTTCTTTTCTTGCCCAATCTATCATGCTCATACATTTAGTCCTTTCAACCTTCTTGACTATATATCCACCAATATCCGCAGTAATCACATTTACTTTTTTCTGGGTCTAAATCTGCTCCACATATAGGGCATCGCATACCTTCTAATATTTGGTTATGGATTCTACGAGTATTCCATAGATCAACAGGCTTTACGCTTACAATATCGAAATAATTAATAATGTCCTTGCCACTGAAAAACGACAATCTCACGTTGTCCGTATATGCCAGAAATTCATGCCCATAGCCTTTTCTAAATCCAGTGGACACAACGTCAAAACTTGGCTGTCTCAATATGTTTATTGCGTCCATCTTCGCATATGACTTAACTGAAAATCTCGCATATTGATTATCAGCAAATCCCGCAATATATCTTCTTGTAGTATCTTCGAGCATTGTCACATCAATCATAGGTGTTCTTTCAAGACTAAGACTTAGTTCCAACGGCTCAATCTCTGCTTCTTCATTCTCGTGCCGAACAATAATTCTTGGCTTTTCATTTATTAGTGGTTTGTCGACAATCGGCTTGAAATTCAGTGTGTCGCAATACTTGCAATATCCGGTTTCTGGATCTACTGGAGCACCACAAACCTTGCAACGATATCCTATGAGCATTCCTATTTAGCCCTTCTGCATCCGTCATGGATAATTCCTTCATCAACTGCTGTTTTTATCCCCCAAAACGGACATTCATCTTTATCGCAGTCCATAAATTCAACTTCCGTTATCCGTCCAAGTCCATCTGGATATACCTTGATTCTCTTTTTGTATGGACATTTCATAATCCACCTTATTCAAATACCTCTACCTTTTCCACGGTTACTCTATCGTCTGGATCAACAACAAGCATATCTAGCAAAATTTGCCATGCTTTTGCGACTTTTTTCTCAAGTAATTCAACTTCAACCCCTGTAGGCATTGGTTTGTCATTCTCGGCTAGTATGGTAATTCTGTTTTTCATCACTCCGCCTCACTATCTGTACATAAAGCCACCATTCTTCAAACCATTACACCATCCCTTCATCTATCGTATGCACATATGGTCTTGTTCATTCATTAACCTCTACTGGACTGTTAAGCCATTTAATAATAATTTCATTGGTGGTTATGCCATTTTCGTTTTCACAATAATGATCATGTTTGCAATCGAACCAACATCCAAAATCACTTTGTTCACATATCAATCCGTACATGCCATGCGGTCTGCATCTATTCATCCACTCTGCAAACTCTTCTGCCGATAAACTCTGTAAATGCTCAAGATTTGTGCATGGAGTCCATTTATCATGATTCTGGCATGCAAGTCCAAGGGTAACGGAGCATTCTCTACGGTTGTGAAAACAGGTTGGGCATTCTTTCTTCATCTGTTCATCAGCTCCTTAGCCTTGTCGAAATACCACAATGCCTTTTGTATGTCCTGTTCTTCGTTATCCTTTTCTTTTCTTCGCCATAGGTACTTAAAAACCGCACATGCACAATATGATTTCACTGCTTCAACTCCAAACAATTCAATCATCGCATCGATACATTCGACTTTAGTGTTTGCATAGTGCTTTGGATGATTTACCGGATCGAAATTATCCATTTTTCGCTCTCCCCCTTGAAAATATAGGTGTAGTAGCGGCTTTTTCTTCGCTCCATCCAATTTTAATTCGAGATCTATAATTATCTTTTTTTAAGCCTGTTTCTTCACACCATTCTGCAATTGTTTGTGTTCTTCCATTATGCGTAAGCATCCTCTTCCATCTATATATGTCCGGTTTATTGCTTACTGCCAAAGGTGTAAACAGTGCCTTTTCAACGTCCCAACCAAGAAGGACAATTCTTGAATATATTTCTGTTTTTGGCACTCCATTGTTTAATATTTTTGCCCATTCAGAACTAGTATGAGACTCTCCGTTATACTCAAATCTTACATTTCTGGTCGTATTATTCATTTGAGTTTCAACATTCGCCCACCTGCAATTATCGGGAGAATAATCCCCATTAACATTTATGCGGTCAATTGTCAAATCGTCCTTGTATCCGTTATTCATTGACCATTCATAGAAGTTTTCCAGTCCTCGCTCACCCATCCACTCATCGCAAACACTTATACCTCTGGCTCCATAATCCTTATAACCTTCGTTCTTTTCGTTGAAGCATCGTTGCTTCATTGCATGATAAGTATGATAAATACGGTGTTTAGTTAAACCGTGTTTATATCGCTCGAATTCCTTTCCCTTGACCAAGCAACCACAACTTTGTGTGTGTCCATATTTCAAATAATGAGTAGATGCAATTTTGTAATTGCCGCATTCACATTTGCATTTCCAATGCGGTTTATGATTTCTATACTCAGCATATTCAATTACGGTAAGTTTTCCGAATTTCTTACCAGTCAAATCTTCTCTTACCGCCATCTTCCAATTCCCTCAACCTTTTCTGGTAATATCGCAACTGTCTTCTGAATGACCGGAGATCCTTCTCGATATTCATCTTCTGTGTTGCCTTGACGAGAAGATCATCACTCCATTCGTCAAATGATTCAAAGTGCTCGATATGTCGTTGCAAAACATCGATTCTAGCCTTTGTCCTGACCACTGGATCTTTAGAACAGCATCCGCAATGCACACAGATTTCTCCGTGGGATTCGTAAAGATTCCAACAGCTGTCACTTGCTGAAGTGTCTATAATCACATTCATCTTTTCAACTCCCTTCCGCATACAGGACAGTAATTGATAGGATATCTACCTGAGACAGATGTTCCGGCTTTCTTGAAATAAAAATGCCCATCCCCACCGTATCTCCATGTGCGTTCCACTATCGCCACCTCAAAATTAGTCCGTAGATTAAAATGCCTGTCAGGATCTTTATTATGTTCCTGATTACTTTTCTTCGTATAAGACTTACTCCATTCGTAATCAGTGCAGAATTTACAGTCTGTCATTTCCCCCTTTTCATCCTCTTCCGGCTTTCCCTGATCTGGTCATAATGGCTGAAATAATTCTTCTTGTTTTCATTGATTTTCTGCCGATCAGCCATGTGTTGTTTATGATATTCGTCCCATTTCGCGCAGTTGCCCTTAACATGACATGTAGGATTTCTATCTGGACAGTCCGCACTGCATGGTACTTTTGACGTATCATGTGCCAATAGTCTGTACCTCTATTCAGTTTCATTTTTTGAGAAAAATCACAGGAAGAAAGGTTTCTTTGGAAGGATAAGGGTTTGGATGCCTGTGATTATTAAGATTTGTTTATTCTTGAAAATGTTCTTCTGTTACAGCAATCGGGAATTCTTCAATTTCTGATGCCCAGACAGCCTTTGCCCCGCATCTTTCAAACACATAAGGGAAACCACCTATGCCGTCAAATAACGATCCCATTGTTATTTCACGTTCATATTGAGCGCAGATTCTTCTTGCTAACCATTGCCAAAATGGAGTGCAGATAGAGTTTCCAAGTGCCTTATATCTTGCGCTACTTGTCACTCTCTTTCGCTTGCCGTATGAATCAATGTAGTAACGTTCTTGCTTCTCTTCATCCCATTCGCCAATTGCAGTCCAACCATCAGGAAAGCCTTGCAGTCTTTCACATTCTAGTTCAGTTAAACGTCTTACATTTGTGTTAATTTCATCACCCCCCCCTATTACAATTAGATCCGTTGCATCCTTGTAATCTCTTTGCTTCAAACTGCTTGCCTGATTCGATTCCTTGTACTGCCCGAATCTCTGAAGTGCAAATTCGCTCATTGCGCCTCTCCGTCACAAACATATCGTTATATGCATCCTGACCGCAATAACTTCCAGGGTGACTATTTGCCATTAAACTCCCAGTTACTTTTTGATATGTCATTTTAATTACCAATGATGATTACACACGGAATGTGATGAGGGTCTGCTCTTTCGCAGCACAATGTCATCGTTACGGTTCCGGTAATTTGATGATTATACAGATCAACTCCAATGATAGATGGTGGGTTTATGCAATCAATTGAATCATCTTGATTTAATTCTGGAAAAGTTTTCGTTGTTATTGCATTCATCTGTGCTAAAATCTATGATTTTTTCGTCTTCTTCAGACCAAGAAATCACCAATACTTCGCTGCCCCCCCCGTATGAACCGCCTTTGTTTCTGAGCGTTACGGACACCTCATCTTCATGCCATTCAAAAAATCTTTTTTCTGTCAAAGTGACCATCTTCTTCGTGTTCGATCAACACGCATGGAATATTTATTGTATCTACTCGTTGTCCAGTTAATGTTCTTGCGATTTCATGTGTCAAATTAAAATTAAATATATCAACGCCGATAACCATTTGCGATAAATGCATATGAATATCATTGTTCAAACTTAATGCCTCAAACATCAAAACTAGCGGATGTATTAATATTGTTCGCGCAGCTGCCACGGTAATCTGTTAAAGGCTCATCTTTCATGATTAAAATCAGCGGTACGTTGTTCCCCCCCCGTTCCCATTCTTTGAGTTAAGGTTTGTATTGTTCCGCTATTATCAATCTTTATTCTGGAATCATTCGGATGGTATTCTAGGGTTATATACTGCATGGCGTTCCGTTGAATTTAATGTATACATCGTGTCAGATTCGATATAACCATCACCTCTGTGTGAATCTCTTGATCCATTTCCTTCAAGGCAGAATGTTGGATCATCATTCAACACATATGATTCGCCACCGCCGTATCTACATTCTCCGCTATAAAGAGTTTCTGCCAAGCCGTCAGATGGTTGAATATGCTTACTCTGGACATCCCAAGCATTCAAGCATTTGCCTGGGCCTTCAGTGCTTTCTCCAATACTTCCGGCAGTTTTTTCCCCCGTCTCTCCGCTCGATTCAGAATGCCATTGCAAGCCTTTGCGCTCAAAGAGTATTTCGGGTGCGCTGAGTCCTGCAAAATCTGCGACAAGCGCGACTCGCTTACGCCGTTGGGGAGTGCCCGAAATCCACACTCGGCCGTTAATGTACTGGGTCGCTCCCCAAAACTGGGCATCGTGTAATCTGTAAGCAATGGAAAAAGGACATCCGTTGTCTCCGTATCCCATGAGGCATCCTGACTTACTCCATTTCCCTTTGTTAGGTAAAGGAACATCGGGAGCATCTGGCTTGACGATTTTAACGATTTCTGTGAGGACGGTTTGGAAGTCTCTTCCACCGTTGGAACTGAATAATCCGGGTACATTTTCGAAGACCATGTATCTAGGTCGAATATACTCATTTGTCCTTCCACTTGATCTGTCATATTCTCTCATCTCCTTTATTACTCGGATGTATTCCATGAAAAGACCGCTGCGCTCACCGTCAAGACCTTCTCGATTTCCGGCAACACTTAAATCCTGTCTAACAAGGTGAACCACCAGTTATGACATCGACAATCGGTAAGTCATAACCTCTAAGTTTCGTTATATCACCATAGTGTTTCACCCTGATCACCCCCTTTTTCTTAATTTCCGTTTCACGCAGAAAAAACCATCATATCCGGCATTTCTCAGCAGCTGTTCAACTGTCTTGTAGTCACCGTCTTCAACCATCAAAAACTGGTATTCGTGGTTCTTGTTAATTTTATATCCGTTCTTAATCAGCAGTGTTCTAGCCTCATGGTTTGTCATTATACACACCGATTTTCTTGCTGTCTCGAAATATGCAAACACCGCATAAAATATTCTGAATTCGCATAAAAGTTAACGACCAGTGCTCCCGAAACCATCTGATCCACGTTCCGTATCCGGCAAGCCATCCACCTGTTCCAGTTCTGTCTCGCCATGCGGAAGAAGAACAATCTGGATAACCTTATCTCCTGGAGCAAAAGAATACGGATGATCGCTGTGATTATAAATCTTTGCCTTAATGCTGCCAGTATAAGATGCATCGATCAAACCTGTTCCAGTCAAATTATGGTTGACATTCAGTCCCGACTTACTGACGAGCAGTCCGCACCATCCTTTCGGAATCAACATATGGACACCAGTATCAATAACTGCCGACCCCCCCGCCGGAATGAACACAGAATCTGGCGTTTTCAAGTCCCATCCGGCATCTTCATCATGTCCCTTGATCGGCATAAATGCTCCATCATCTAACATTACTTTCATTTAGTCATCCTCCATATATTCAATCTTTTCGTTATTTCCCAATTCTTCGAGCAGAATGGATTCATAATCACCCCAGACAGCGTAGTTCCTTTTGATACTGTCCATCTTATCGTTATATCGGTCATTAAAGCGATGTAACTCTTCTTTACCGAAATCAAATTCATCGATTAGACACACCAGAACGCCGATACGAACATGTTTATACAATTCTCCAACAGCCTTTGAAATATGCTGCGGAGTCACCGTATAGCTGAAGTTCTTCCCGCCACGCCATTGCAGTTCTTTCTCGAAAGCATCTACACCGATTTCTTTGATTCGTCTGAAAGCGTAGTCCATTCCGGCTATCCTTGCAGCTGCTTCTTTGTCAACCTTTGCCATGTACCACGTCTCCCTTCAATCGAGCATATGTCGCATTTTTATCCAGACAGATGGGACACCTCACTTTTCCGTATAAAGTCCTTCTCCCACATGACGGGCAGATGCCTTTTTCTTTGCAGTGCCGGTAATACTCTTTCTGGTATTTCTTCCGTTTCTCCGCGTCGATATGGACGGTACTTTTCTCTCGGCTCTCATCTGCTTTTGCCTTACATTCCGGGCAGATATATTCGTCACCCATGATGATAAACTGATGGCACACAGGACAAATGCCCATGTTTCTGTAAAAATTCCGGCTTTCACGTCTGTATTTCTGTCGCTTATCGATACAACTCTGGCACTTTGTCTTTCCATCGACAGGCGGTGCTTTTCCGCATTCCACACAGAGATTCTTCTGTTTGCGCTCCTGGTATTTGCGTCTTTTCCATTCGCGGTTATATTCTCTCGTTTTTTCCGTCATATCTATCCCCGATATATGTACTGTTCGCCTTTGGATATCTTCTGGGCAACCAATAATGATAACTGCCCCCACTGTGATTCAATGCTGCCGGAACCGCCGTAATCATTTGCAATCTTGCCAAGTACGTCACATGCCAGTGACCAGTAATCATCTGTTTTCGGATCTCTGACCATCAATGTGTAGACATATGACGCATAATCGATGCAAAACTTAGCTTTCAAATCTCCATCTCTGGCGTTCTTCCATAAGGCATTGATCTTCGCGTATACATTCTTCTTCTCATCTTCAGTCATCACAATTCCTCAAAAGGTATGTCATCTGGCAGATCGATAAACTCATCGCTATTGGGATCGTATCCGTAATCAAAGTCTGGATCATCCCCAGTCCCCCAGATGCGTTTCGACCGTTCGTCATATTCAACGGTAATTCCATTAGTATCGAGTCTTCCAAATAACCTGTTCTTTATCAGCCGGATCAATCGCTGATCATCCATCAGATCTTTATCTCTGTCATAAGACATTGTTAACATTGCAAGGTTGGTAATGTTGCTGCTTCCGGCAACCTCATCATTCGATACATTCCCGAAATTGTTCTTCCGCATGTGGGCAACAAGGATGATCATCACGTTATACTGCAATGCGATTTTACGGAGTTTATTTACAAAGTCAGTCTGCTTTGCATATTCGTTATTGCCATCCGATGCATCCATAATCATCGCCGTCATAAGATTGTCCAGAAGGATCACCTTTACATCATACTGTTGAATAACCCGCTCGATTATCGTCAGGAGTCCTACCGTCTCTTCTCGGTCATGAATAGCGGAATTATCATAAATGTACATGTATCCCTTGTACCATTCCGATATCAAATGCTTATTTGTTTTTGAGATTGAATACCCAACATAACCAGTATTCGGATTCTCATACTCGAACACACTGTGTCTTCCGGCTACTTGGAACGTCATCCAGGATTTAAACAGATAATTAGGCAGTTCTCCGCTATATGCAAAGCACTTGTATCCTTGTTGCCTTGCCCTGATCAGGATCTGACTTGCAAATGTGCTCTTTCCAGATCCGGCCTTTGCTGTCAGTAGATGAACACCGCCGAAAGGAAGTCCACCAAACAAAAGTCTGTCAAGCTGCTTAATCCCTGTTTTTAATTTCGGGATCGAATAAATATCAACATCCTCGACATCGCACAAATCAATAACCTGTTGCACCGGAAGTGCCACTGCATTTTCGACACAGGCAATAACTTGCTCTTTTCCGTACTTCAAAAGAATCTCATTTGCATCCTTGCAGTCTCTATAATCCTCTTTTCTGACGTGCTTAACCTTCTGACCAAATCTCCGTGAAAACTCATCCAGAAGGGATATGGAGCCATTTTCATAGTCCCCGAAAACGATGATTGTATCGAAACTCTTCAACCAGTTCCAGCAGTAAGAGATCCAGGTGAAACCGTTTTTTCCAATCGGTACAGAGACGGCGTTTTCTATTCCGCATTCCGCAACTGACAGTGAATCAAGCTGCCCCTCGCAAGTAACGAGTGTTTTGTTATCCAGATTGCACTGCTTCATTCCAAACAGAATCGGTTGACAGTTCTTTTCGCACCACTCTTTAGCCTTGTCCTTGCCCTTCTCAAAATCAGTCTTTCGATACTTAACAAACCGCAAGATTCCTTTTTCATCAAAAAACGGAAATACAAGGATGTTGTCATGATCATTCTGTGTAGTAATCTCAAACTTTTTTGCCGTCTCTTCAGAAATCCCTCTGGTTTCCAGATACTTTATTGCCGGTTCCTTCGGAATAATCGGTTCCTTCCGTTCCTTGAATGTACGGTACTGTTTTCTCGGTCTGTAATATTCATCCGTAATCGAACCTAGTGAGAAGTCAAAATCCTTTGCCAGAGTGATCATATTGCCAGTAGCACCGCAGCTGCCACGTTTGCAATTAAACGCTCCCGTCTTCAGATTAATCGCGAAGGTAAACTGATCTTTCTGAATACCTCTGCCACCCTTGCAATAAGGACAATAACGGAACTGCAATTCGTCTCCGTGCTTCTTGGTTTGTGAACCAACGTTTCTGGCAAATTCCTGTGCATCCGATTCTTTAAACTCGTAAATATTCATTCATGCTCCCGTGACCGTGAACGAAATCCAGATATCTTCTCGCACCTTCCGTAAAAATCAGAGATTGCCGGTGGCTTCGGATTTTCCATGATGTACTCAGAAACCACCTTGTGAAAGATGTCTTCCGGGAAGGAGCCAAGAAACTCAAACCAGACATTTACCAATTTCTCGGTGATTGTGAAATTATTGTATGCTCCGTCAATAAGATCGAGTGTTTTAAGAAACTCTTCTTTTTTCATGAGTTAACCCACGCCTCCCTATCAAAAGATGGTTTTGTAGATCTTGCGCTTTGTTCTCTGGTATTCCACCCGGATGCCGCCATATGCCAGTTCTTCATTTTGTTCTTCCCGACCTTCCATCCATTGCTTTCGTAGAAGTAAAAGAACCTTTCTGGATTAACATTTGTTAACCCATTTTCAGCACAGTAATTCCGAATCTCCTCAATTGTTGGAGGGATAAACCGTTTTACAGGTTTACCATAATCGGACGATTCGTGGTACGATTCGTGGTACGATTCGTGGACGTATCGTTCATTGTCATTGTCATTATCATTTATATTTATATCTTCTGTACTATCTATCGGGTTACTAAAGTATCTTTCTTCTTTGGTTCTTTCTTCTTTCAGATGATCGATATATGAAGCCACCGTGGCATTTATCTTTCCTGGTAGCATCCGTTGTTTGCGGAGCATTCCTTCGAGCGTGTACCAAAGCAGTTCTCGATTAATAACATCCCTCTCCTCTTTTAATAAACAGTCGTATACGGGCTTGCCACCGCTTACAATAGAGTGAAACAGATAATTACGGATAGCCACCTCGTTAGTTTCTTTGGAGTATTTGAGAATCTTATACTTGTTTTCGAATCTATCCAATAGCACGAGAACCGCTTCTTGTGAATAGCCCATCTCGTATCCGACTTGCTTCGGAACGAATTTATATATGCCAAGCTGCGTTGTATGTTTATTTGTCAAAAGATAGAGCATGAAATACTTATCTTCTGGGGAAAAATCATTTATCACCTTTTCATCGTCCCAGAAAGCGGTATTTACTACTCGCTTAATATCTGGCATTTACAGCACTCCTTGTTCATGGTCTTTAAAGCTTGTTATTATAATTCTTTTTTGCTTCCACCAACCTCGAATTAATGAAGTCAATTACATCATCAGCACATTTGTACGGATCGTTATAAATCTGACTCCCACTAAAATGGAGGACTTCATATCCAGCTTTCTTTAAATCATAGTCACGTTCATTATTGCGTTTTACTTGTGCTTTTGTTTTTTCGTGAAAATTATGTCCGTCACATTCAATTATCAGCTTGATTTCATCTGTCATTTTGTTTGTGGACTCATCGACATTATCAAAATCTACATAAAAATCTGCGCGGTATTTCTTGCGTCCGATTTTGATTTCGTATTGTGGCTCAAGATAGATATTAATATGATTGCTTTCGAGTCTTTCCGCAGATCTTCTCGTGAATGCGAATAGGAATATCTTTTCTATTGGGCTTTCAGTACCTTCCACACAGAAGCATCCTGATAGAGAAAAATACAAATACGGAGTTTTTGCCGGTTCAGTAACATTGTCTTCCATTTCTTGAAAAAACAACAATTGAGCCATCCTTGGGAGTTTCAAAAAGTAATCCAGTGTTATTTCTGTGCTTTTATCGATTTTCATTTATATCTCCCTTCCAGAAGTTCAATGATTACTCTTCCGGCATCTTTTGGATCGCAGAAAATAAACTCGCAGCCGTACTTCTTCTGCATAGTAAACATTGCCTTGCCAATCTGTGGGCCAGTAGCACAGTTAGGATATTTCCTAGCGCGCTTAAACTTCGGAGATCCGTTACGATTAATGCCGATGATTTCCGAAGTCCTGACATAAATATCGGCTCTTGGGTTATGCCAGTTATAGACCCCTTTGATCGTCTTGATACCAGGTTCTTCTACAAGGATGTATAACTTCACTCCGTATTGTTTTGCACGGATAAGACCGCGATGGAAGAATCCATGCCGTTTCGTGTATAAGTCCAGAAACTTGTTCATGGCTTCATCAGGAATCTTCCGTTTGAAGCAGTAATCCGTAATCTGTGCTTCTGGATATCTGTCAGCATCGTCATCCGTAATCAAGTGATACATGACATCATCGAAGTCACCGCCGATGTTAAACTGGTCGCATATTTTTCTGATCTCAACAGCTATAGCTGCCTTGGTCATTGTTTTGACTTGTACGTCAGATATGACTTCCTGTATTCCTGACTTGCTATCTACGGCTATAGAGCCATCTCCGGCAAGCTGATAATCACCACAGACGAGGGTGCAGCGGTTAACCATAATTCCGTTATCTGCAAACCATTTATTTTTCAGTCTGTGCTTATCCGCTTTCTGTCTCGTATCACAGAGCAAAATCATAATGATTCTCCAACAAATATTTTCTTCTGATTTCCGCTGCCTTTTCTGGGGATTTGGAAAATCCGATATATACTTCCCTATGGTTGAGGAATGCAGTCGCTTTGTATCCTATGATTTCCCCGCCTTTATGTCTGCGGGAAGGGTGAACTCCTTTGAAGCCAGTTGCATTTGGCAGATGCGTCTTGTTGTATGATTGCTGTGACTGGGTTGCCCATCTGCAATTTGACGGTTCGTAGTTCCCATCATTATTTATCCTGTCCAATGTCAAGCCATCTGAATAACCGTTTGCAAGTGCCCAATCCATAAACGGTTCAAAGTTTTCCCATTCCTTGCAATATGTGATGCCCCTACCGCCATATCGATGGTAAAAACGTCTGTTTTTGTTATCACACCTCTCTTTCATGCCAACCCAACATCCATACAGCCTAGTTCTGGACATTCCATGCTTTATTGACATTAAGACTCACCCTCTTTCTCTTCCGCAGCGATCTGCCGAAGTGTTTCCATTGCGGAGTCCCACGCTTGCTCCATTCTTTTTTCCAGAGTGCCATTCATTATGTCTGTGGCACTGACCTTGATGATGTCGGATTCGGATGTGATCTTCTTCGGTTTCTTCGGTTCCGGTTCTTCAGTCATCATGACACGCTTTGTAACCTGTGTATTCGATCCGTAAACTCTCTTTGCCAGTGCAGCTGTAAATGCTGAGTACGGAGATCTCTCTGCATCGGTTGTCGGCTTCACAACGGTTTTGTCACCATCCGGCCAGATAACAATAGTTTCATCGGTCTTCCAATTGTGGATAATATGTTTCGGTTCAAGGAGTGCTGATACCACTATCTTGAACATCGCTTCAGCAAATAAATTCATTTTCACCTCTCATTCAAATAACAATGATCTTGATGGCTGTTTTGCTTCGTAAGACTCATACCCTATAAGAAGTACCCTAACTGGGTTACGAACCGAAATAGGTGTCGATCTCGATTGCTATTCCATTAGTTTCGGATATTCCTGAGCCGCTCACCTATCGCTTTGCGTTCTTCGTCTGTATATTTCATGTCTTTTATTCCGATTTTCACCGCTTTCAATGGAAGTGTTGCGATCATCACTCCGTGCTTCTCGGACTCGATTTTTACATCGTCAGGAAACCGCTTCACCAGATCCCTGACACGGGTTGCAAGTCTGCTGCCAGATATTAAATTGACGGTCACATATTTATCTCCCTGTAGCCAGTAGATACAGTTCTCACGCATCTCACCGCCGGAATCATCTATATTTCTGTCACTTATCTTTTCGAAATCGTTCATGTTCTAATGCTCCATACTTCAATTGATGCTTTCTTCGTTTTGCTCGTTCTTTCCTCTTCCGTCTCTCTTCCCAGTATTTGCAGTCAATCTTTGTAAAACCCTCGCAGCCACGTGCCATGCATCGGTGTGTCTTCATAAGTCCGACCGTCAAATATCCGTTATGGAATTTGCAGTAAGCACATGGCTCAAGGGCATAGTTCTTATCAATCAGACGGAAAAGTCTTCTCCCACGCTCATCCGTCATAAGCAGCATCAGTCGAAAGGAAGGTCTTCAAGTTCTGGATCAATCTGGGCAAAGTCATCAATTTCAGCCGTAGCTGTATTCTTTGCCGGAGCAGATGCTGTGTTGCTACCAGTGTTGGCTTTCGAAACCGCCCTGGATTCTGCAAATTCAATAGACTCGGCAATGATGGTATTTCTCGTCTGGTTCTTTCCATCACGATCCGTCCATCGATCTTGCTGAAGATGTCCAGAGATTTCGAATTTCACGCCCTGTTTTCCGTACTTACCCATGAATTCGGCAATTGCCCCGAAAGCATTAACGGGGAAGAAATCAGCATTCGGCTGTCCTTCACGCTTAAACCGTCTGTTAACGGCAAGAGAAAAACTGGCTTTTGGAGTATTTTTACTGCCAATAGTGGACATCTCAGCATCTCTTACAAGCCGTCCAGAAATGATAATTACGTTCAAATCTGCTACCTCACTTTGTTAAATTTATTTTCATACCCGTATAGGTAATGAATGCCTTAAATCTATTTGCATACCCGCATGGGCAATGAATACGTAAACTCGCTCCCCAACAGTGCTTTGTATTGTACGGAACATTAACTCCGGCGTTGCGTTTGATGGTGACAGATGACACAAGATTACATTCCTCAAGTTATCTGTCTGATTTACTTTGATCAGTTCATTCACTGTACTTAAACTGGAATGACCGGAAACAACGTGTCGGAATTTCTCAGAATTATCGGAGCCAATATCATCATCATGATTACAAGCTACCAGAATCGTATCCGGTTTCAATGACTTGAAAGTCAACGGACTGTACAAGAAGTCCGTAATGTAAACGGTCCTGTATCCACTTGGAGACTCGATATAATAGGCAAAACATGGGACATTCTCACCGCCATTGCCAGTATGTGGAACATACCAGGGAACCACTTTCCAACCGCCACTGATCGTTGTTTTTCTCTTTTCCGGCAGTCCTTGAATTATCTCTCCCTGATTTTCTTGCACATACTCTTTCAATTCATGGGAACCGTATATTGGAATACCCTGTCTGTGGATCTTCTTCACATCCGGCAGATGATCATTATGCCAATGTGTAACGAGTAGACCATCCACCAGAGAAATATTGAAATTACATGCAGAAATGACGTTGATCCATTTCAGTTTTGCACCGCAATCGAGCATCAGATAATGTTCATTATCATCACGGATAAAATAACCATTGCCAGTTGAGCCAGACTTAGCACATGAGAAGATCATTCCTCTCCACCCTCTTCAATGACGATTTCTTCTTGATTTGCATTTTCTGCAATTTCCGCAGCTGCGATTTCTGAAGGATTGTCATCCTGATTGTCTACATATCTGACCTCTCCAGATTCATTAAGCACTCCCATGTCGGATGTGTATGCCCGTTGCATATCAATGCTCATGATTCCCCATTTTGAGATCAGCTGCCTGATCATTGTTTTTTCGGCCATCCCGTCAAAATCTTTTGACCAGAACGTATACTGTGTCCCTTTCTGGCAATCACTCCGATACCCATGAGAGTAACGTTTTGCGTGCTCCACCATCTTTTCTTTCGACCAGTAGAGTTCCTTCTGGAATCCGTTAACGAGAGTAAATGATGCGTAGTATCCAACAACTGGAAGTTTCTCCCTTATCGCCGGATCAAGGACTGGTTCAAACACATATTCTTCAGTGATCGGATTGAAGGACTTCAGTTCTCCCTGTTTAATAACGGAAGTGACAATCTTACGGTACTGACCACTTCTGATTGCCAACTGCTTATAACCTTTACTTCCAAGCTGAAACTGTGCTTCTGATATGCCAGTTTTTCGATCCGTATACGGCACAAGATAAAACTGTCCAAGCTGCGGTGACGGAGATAACTTCAATGATTCCCCCAGAAGAGCCGCAGAGAAAATAGAACTATTTGTACATTCAGCAAGTGCCTTATTTGTTTGAACCGATGACACGACCGCTGCGATAAACGATGATGTCTGCTTTTCGCCTACAACATTAGCAATGTTTTGCCTGACAACTGGATTCGCACAGAACGTAGCAAATCCTACTTTACTGGTGGTCTTGTTAGTGACCTGTGTACTTGCCATTACTCAGTCTCCTTTCTTTTCGTGAACCATTTCGTCCGTCTTATGAATGGCATCAATGACAAGAGCCATTTCCCGCAAGTATGAATAGGATCTCTCGAACGCACGTAACGACATGAACGCATTTTCAAGCACTTGTTTGCGTGTGTCTTCTTCACTCATCGCCAGTGTGATCGGAACATATTCCGCTTTGCGTCCTACGGCACTTCTTTTTGCCACATTCACATATGCACTTCTGTAATATGTCGAATCGATAGGCTCTACTGTTTTTTCTTCAACTCGATCTGTGTGGGTTCTGATTCGTATACTTCTTCGGTGCATTCCAGGTGACAAATGATCGTTGATGCCTGATGCAGTCTGTATCGTTCTGCTGCTATGGAGTCATCCCACTCAAACATTCCATGCGTAGGACTATCTACATCTCTGGAGAAATCAAGAAAACTCTGTGCTGTAACTTTTTCGCCGTATTCGGAGATCCGTTCCAGAGATTCACCGACAGTTTGCGCGGAAACCTTACTCACGTATCCAGTTGCATACGAATACTTCTTAGAAACAAATGCTGCCATTGTAATTCCTTTCTTTCGATTTTTTATCATCCTTGACAAGCCTTGACAGAACGAAAAGTGACAAGCCCACCACACCTAGACTGCAACGACCTACCTAGATCTACCACAACTGTCCTGATAAACCTTTCCGCTCCATAACCAGACTGACCCCGACCCGACTGCACTACCATGACACGCCTTAACTAGCCAAAGCTAACCAAAACTGCCCCGACAAGCCTAGCAACACCGTGCAACGAACTAACATGACATAACCCACCAAGACTGCCATGCAACACCATGCCATAACGGAACGAGACACATCCCACCAGAACTGCCTGACCACACCATAACTTAACGTAAGTTGACGCACCCCAACGAAACTCGACACAACGCAACTGCCAATAAGGAGAAGCCAAGCCAAACCATTGCTGCCAAAACCAAACACGGCTTAACATGACACGCATAAACGAGACATAACGCGCGCAAACTGCCATTCCGTACACCAACTAACCTCTCACGCTAAAACTCGCATAACCCAGACTCGACTGCCTTACCTTACGAATCCCCACCTGTCCAGACCTTGACTCACCGCACACCAACGTGCCTTAACTCGACTGCCGAAACATGCCATACCGAAAAACAACTAAACACACCGCACCGAAACAAAACGAAACCCGCCGTAACTGCCTTAACGCGACCTGCATCAACACAACGCAACGCACCAGGACGTGCCTGAACGCAACGTAACTGCCAAACATCTGCCCTACCCATAACCAGATAGAGCAGATGGAGAGATAGATTTATTTCGTGATTTCTACGTGATACCGACCGAAAATACCATCACGCTCCGGCCTCCATTCACCGATGCCAACTCCAGAGCCACCGGCATTGATCACGTTCACAACATCGTCCATAGACAGACCATATCCCTTGTCAACAGTCAGAGTCAGATCACAATGCCAATTCTTAAAAATCGGACGATACCGCAAATCACTTGATCCCATCCCGACCTTAACAGTGTCTTCACGGATCATCGGCTTATCACCTTTGATCTCTGCAAGTTCTCCGTACTCGGATGTGATGAAGTATGCACCACGGAGAGCCATCTGGTTCTTAACCCAACCCATTCTGTATGCAGCTGAGTTTCCGGCGATTTTGAACGAGTTTGCCGGAAAACCAAACTTCGCTCCATCTTCAATAGCCGTATCGAAAAGTTCCTCTGTTACGACTTCACGCATCTCACCGTTGCATTCATCCTTAATGACAGTTGTGGGCATTTCCGTAATCCAGTAAAGTGCTCTCGCAAAATCATCGAACGGCATTTTGCAAGGCTTTTTCTTTGTCTTGCCCTTCCCCGTCTGTGCTTCAAACATCTCGCGCTTGGCTTTTTCGCTCCAGGCATGGACGATCAGCGGACTGTCTCCAACGATCTTGATCTTAGCGGTGCTATACTCAGTCTTGCGGATTGCAATTTCTTCAACTTTCTTTGCTGCCATCTTCTTTTTCTCCTATCTTTATTCGATTTTCATTTGGTAATATTCTTCGCGCAAAGAATAAATCGGAACGGTCGGATTCGAACCGACATTACAAGTAGGTGGCAAACCCCTTGTTTAAATGCCAAAACTCTGCCATTGAGTTACGCTCCGAAATGGGCAGTCCATCCAAAGATCGCCAGATAAAATCCTTTCTCCGTGAAATTATCTCTGTTCCAGTTACGGTAACAGCTTCATTACATCTGACTGTGAACCATTCTCTGCCCTGTTAGTATTTCATTTCTAATCGGAACGGTAGGATTCAAACCTACAACATCAACTATGCATGCATTTACGGTTGACGCTTTATCAGTTAAGCTACGTTCCAAAATGACTTGCGGCAGTCTTTACCTTCGACCACCGTAACGGCCTTATCTGGAATCGAACCAGAACCTCTCCTTGACCACGGAGCGAACTACATGTTTAAATCGACTTCCATTATTCTATAAGGCCAAATTATGTGGGTAAGGATTTACACCTTACATGACATCTCGGTTAATTTGGTACTTCCAATGTCTATGACCAAAATTTAGCGTCTACCTATTCCGCCACCACATAACGTAGTCTTTCCCACTGTCAGACAACTTCCTCCAGTTTTGCTAAAACTGGGAGAATTGCGCCGATAGGACTCGAACCTATATTTCTCGGTAATATCCCGAGCGTTCTTCCAATTAAACTACGGCGCTAACGATAATTCATACCATTCAAGTCTGCCGTTATTCGTGGCCAACGAATACACCACCCTCACACTAAATTAATCTAACCCTTGACTTTATCTCTTTGAATTACCGTTTACAGTAGTTGTACACCTACTGTAAAATCGGAACCCCGGGACTTGAACCCGGATTCAAGCCATCAGCAATGTACTTGTTCTGCCATTGAACTAGGTTCCGATAAGTTCTGCCGTTATGTTTTAGAAGCAACGGCTGAACAGTAAGTGCTTCGCTTGAATATTTATTACACGACTAGGACGAAGTCTGTAATAGCGCACTGTATTTTACGTTTCGCAGTTACCATTAACGAGTTTTTTTGTTAAATGTCGTTCGTCCTACTGACATCCACCTGAGTTTTCTTTCTCAGATTGTCCGGGTGGGGATTTGAACCCCACATAACAGGCTACTATATCCAACGCAAACCGTGTTCAATCGGCTATTTCACCGTGGTTATGAACAGGGGGAATCGAACCCCAAAGCCTGTCTATCTGATATTAGTGTTTACCCATTCCACCACCGGACAAAACAGGAGATTATACCATTCGACACCCACTAATAATTCGTCACCTATGCCGACAAATAAGATTCAGATGACCGTGGTTTCTGGTTAAAAAAATTCTTATAAAGGAGTCACCACCCGCATTAAAAATCATCCCCTATGGTGACGCTGATAAACCAGAGGACAGCGGTTACAGCGGTACAGTATTATGGCTTGCACCAGTCATGAAACTGTCAATTTATCGCCGTCAGACACTTCCAGACAAATCATCTGGCAATCCATCTCCGGCATATTTCCATGTGAAACTGATTCTGAATTATCAATCCAGACAGGAACCTTGATTCCGTACAGTTTCTGGAATGTCTCGATAATATGGAGTCCAACAATAATCCTGTGTCCAGAATTAAGACTTCCGTATGGAACTCCGTCAAAAGTGATCTCACAGGTTTCGAAAATCCCGCCGTTCAGCTGCGATGAAAATAGTTTGAATTGGAGTCCCTTAAAGTTAGAGTTGATCAGATCCGCAATAGCCTTAACGTAATTTCCCAGAGCATACAGTCTGCGTTCACAGTCTGCGATATTCTGCGCCACGTCTTTCAATTCATCTCGTCTCTGTTCAATCTGGTTATTGAGACGTTCATTAACCTTGACTTGTGCCAATTCAGATATAACATCAGACAACTGAATCTTGAGATCCTGTTCCTGACTACGCAGTTCATCCGTCTGTCTCTTAGCTTCTTTTACATCGATTAAAGATGCGGTGAGTTCAGCGATCTTCTTTTCAAGTTCCTTGTATCCAGGCAGTTCATTACCCACGATGACCGGAGCATTGACAGCTGCATCCAGGGCCTGTTTGCATTCGGTTTTCTTCTTGCCAAGATCCGTAAGTTTCTTTTTCTCATCAGCCAGACGTTTCTCTTCTTCGGATACATCCTTCGCAAGTGCCTTGATGTTCTTTGCAAGGGCATTGCCGGATGCTTTCTTCTCATCAAGCTGCTGTTTCTTGTTTTCTTTCCAATCAGCTTTCAGTTTTGCGATGCTGTCAGCCGGAAGAGATTGTCCGCACGTTGGGCAGACCTTCTTATCCTCTGGGAATGTGCTGTCCTTCAGTTTCTGGTAGGCATCCAGATCAGAATCAATCTGTGCCGTTTTGTTTACCAGATCGTTCTGCATCCTCTTGAGACGTGCTTCTGTCGTTCCGATACGGAAAGTCAGTGACTGTTCTTCCCGTTCAATGTTGTCAAATGCATTTCTAGCGCTTCTGATAGTGGCATTCCGTTCATCATTAGCTGATGCTACGATGATACTCTGCCTGACCTTGCACGCCTGTATTTCAGCTTCTGTCGCAGAATTACTGACCTTGCTTAGTTCAAATATCTTTGCTTGTACTTCTGAAATAGAATCGTTGAGGGAGGATTCCTTGGATTTCAGTTCGTCTTCATGGATATCAGTGATCTGCTGATATAAGGTATTGATCTCAATCGGCAGCTGCTTCTGCTGCTTCTCAAGTTCCGTCTTTTCTCTGGTGTATTTCTTCTTGACTGCATCTGGAGATTCCTGTGTCAGATCTCCGGCAATCAGGTTGAAATCAGGGATGACCGCTCCGATCACATCAGGCTTTATATCAATCAGGCTGAGAAGAAGTTTTCTCTGTTCCTTCCAGTCCATCGCCGGAAATGTCATCGGGTTAGATAAGATACGGAATACCTTCTCATCAATGATGGATGAGATAAACTGCTCATATTCAGTTTTACTCTTGGGAAATCCATTGATCTCGAAGCTGTCTTTATTGCCGGATAACTCACGATCCTGTTGCCCACGCTTCTTGACCCAATTTTCCGTCTGTTTACGGGTAATGGTCTTCTCTTCTCCGTCCTGATCCACTATTGCGGTTACGGAGATTACTGTCTGATGGACTTTGTTTCCGGCACGATCCAATTCACGGATCTCAAATTTGCTGTCACCCTGACTGTTCTTTCCAAACAAGAGCCAGAACCAGGCATCCAGAATAGTGGTCTTGCCAGTGGCATTTCTGCCGGAGATAATGACGAGATTCTTCTGAAAATCGATCTCCAGATAATGGATGCCCTTGAAATTCTCGATGATAATCTTCTTCAGAATCATTCATCCACCCCCATATAGTCTTTTGTCAGTTCCGTAATTAAACGGGTTTTGGTTTCGGCAGCTGCGCTATAATCTCGGCAGATAATTCCGGCAGCTTTCAGTAGCGTTTGCGCTTCAGTGGATGATGTGATATAATTCTCTAAATATTTGATCAATGCG